TATGGAATGTAAAACCTTGTACATAATTATTGAGGGTCCAGATGACGAAAAATATTTTAAATGGCTATTAGGAAAACTGCAAAGTAAATTTAATATAAGAACTTACACTTATGCTAAAAAGAAAAATACACTAGTGAAAAGTCTGATAAACTCTATTAAATCTATGGATGATGCAGATTATATTTTATTTGCAGATACTGATTCAAAAGACAGAAACAAAAAAAAGAAGGAAATTCAAAATAAATACAATAATTGTGAACCTAATAAGCTTTTCTTGGTAGAAAGAGAAATTGAAAGCTGGTTTTTAGCTGGTATTTCAAAAAAAGACTCAGAAACACTTAAAATTAAGAATTATTCAAAAACAGATAGTATTTCTAAAGAAGATTTTTACAGAATCTTCAATTCTACCTATGAACACAAGATCGATATTTTTAATAAGATTTTTTCTATCTACAACGTAGATGTGGCAAAACAAAAAAATGCAACTTTCAAATTATTCATTGAAAATTGCATTTATTTAAACAGATAACATATTGGTCCTTCCCCAATTGGCCATTTCGCAACAGTTAAGATCACGGCCTAACTTACTGTTGTATTATTTATGCATGTCATATCGCCACGCTGATGTTATCTGCTACAATATAATAACAGAAAAACAATAAAAAATTGCATGTTTTTTGTCATAGAACATTTGTTCTATTTATTATTATAGCAGTTTTATTTTTGTTTGTCAAATAAAATTACCCCAACCATCGATTATTATGATAGTTGGGGTATAGTTTTGCACGAAAAATTGATTTTGTTTTAGTTTTTAAAACTTTAATTAAACATTTCAAAGCATTTCAAAAGTTTTGAAAATCTCTTTTATAATTTTGAAAATCGTTTGAAAACTTTGAAAATAGTGTTTAAAGTTTTCAAAATTAACGAAAGAATTTCAAAAATTAATTATTAGCGTTAATTCTTATTTAATCAAATAATACTTTAAGTTACGGTACATATAATAGTAACCCTTGTACTTGCCCTCTGTAATATAACAGATAATTCTAAATTCTCTGTCCTTATCAAGTTGTTTTGTATATTTAATCTTACCCTTGACAACTCTTTTGTATGTAGAACCTTTGCCTACTACAATAGCTTTATACTTAGATAGACCAGACTTATTAAGTCTTGTATTGACCATATAGCCGGTTTTGCCATTATAGCGAACCTGACTCCAGCCGTCTCCCATATCCTTTAGCCATTGTACTTTAGTACCCTTTGGCACAGTAAATAGAACACGACTAGCATTACCTACTTTATCAATAAAGTGCTTGTTATAAATAGGGCATTTTAGTTTTGTGGTAATCATAGTCTTACCAAATGACTTATAGCAGATATTACAATCAAAAGTATTGCCATTAACAATATACTTACTTGTGTACTGCCAAATGTCACAATCATAATCTTTAGTACTAGAGTACTGTGCTAACCAAATACTGTAATTCTTCTTTAGTGAACTATAATTCAGATTATTTTTGAACCAATTTGCATTAGCATATACACCGGCTTTATATCCGGCTTTTTCGATTGTTTTGCAGAATTCTGTTGCGATTTTTGTTAGAGTTGACTTACCTAGATATGTTAGGTTTTCCTCTTCCATATCAATGTAGATAGGCATATCTAGACTTCTACCCTTTAGCCAACCTAGACAGACTTTTGCCTCTTTCTTAGCCTCTGCAACAGATTTTGCATAACTGTAATGGTAAACACCTACAAGCATCTTATTTGCCCTTGCCTTTTTATAGTTGCTTTCAAAGTATGGGTCTTTCTGACTAGACACCATACCATAACCACATTGAATTACTACACCGGTAATACCTTTCTTCTTTAACGCTTTGTAATCAACAGTGTTGTTCCAGCTGCTTACATCTACAATCTTTGTTGACATTAGTTATCATCCTTTCCTTTGTTCTGTAATACATCAATAGCCTTATTAATAATAGCTGGTAATGGTAAACCCATTAAACCGGCATTTTCTACGATAGAGATTAGTTCATTAGCCATAAAGCCTATGATTACTGCATCTCTTATATAACTAGTGCCAATTGCTAAATCCAGTCTGTATGCAATTAATACGAACAATAGGGTCATACCCTTTTTACACAAGCCTTTCCAACCGGCTTTACTCTCCAATGCACCTGATGATGTTTTCTTGCTATTGTGGAATATACCTGCAACAACAAGACCTGACACATAGTCAATAGCCATAAATAAACATAGTGTTACCAGAGCAGTATCCCAACCACCAAACAACCATGCAAAAAGTCCACCTACTGCACCAATAGCAGTACAAATCCATTCTTTCATTTTATTTTTCCTCACTTTCTTCTACTTCTTTAATACAAACATTTTGCCACTTTTTGTATGCGTCAAGATAAAATTCTTTCTTGTCTCCATTGTATGTAATTTCGTAATACATACCATCTGAAACAGTTGTTGACAATAGTGCTTTACAGTTCTGCAAAGTTTTGCAGTACCACACGATGTACACATCATCTTCTGTTAAAGTCTTGTTGTCTGTTACATCTACATGATTATTGTAGTAATCTACAACAATTTTCATAAACTGTTTTTTTAAATCCATCTTAATTCTCCTTTTCCGTATCTGTTGTAACTTCTTCAAAGTCACCGTTTGAGTTCTCTGTATCTTTGTTAGTTGTTTCAGTTTCTTCAACTGAGTACCAACTTTCGATAGTCAGCATATCTTCATCTGTCAAGACTGACTTGCTATACCAGCTTAGTGCGTATGCTCTGACTTGGTACTCATCAAGTCTGTTCTTCATTGTTTCTAAAGTCTTAAAAACAAAATCGTGTAAGCTAAACATTATTACATCACCTCACTTTCGTGCGCAACGAGAGCAGTTGCTAACTCATTAAACTTGTTGTCAATGTAATTCTTTGTGTCAGCAATATAAGTTAGCTGACTGTCGCAGTCTGATACAACAGTTGTTGACGGATAGTAAGTGTGCAAATTCAAAAATTCATTAATTTGTTCATTAGTTAAATTTATAACTGTCGGTGTTTGCTTTACCCCAACTAAAACAATACCGTTATTTTCATCAGCACAATTCTTTAGTGTTGCTTTTGTATCGTTAAGTGATAAACCCAAGTCAACATACAATGTATTTGTTCTTATATCAAAACAAGGATATTTTTCTGTACCGGCAAAAGCAAAGAATTGAAGTACATTACAAAGTGGTGCATATTTAACAGAACTATTAGCCCATTGCGTTGAATTTGATAATGTTAATGTACATCTATGGGTGTTTGTGCCACTTGGATTTTCTTTCAGATTATCAAAATCACTACTCAGCAAAACTAACTGCTGTAATTTTTCTGTGATAAAGCCTGTGCCGTCACTATTAATTGTCAACACATCACAAATATTGTCTACACCTCTTAATATATAGTTTAATTGCAAGTTTTGAGAACTTTTTTTATTACTAAATGTAATACTTGGATTTTCAACACTATTAATATCAACAGGATTTGTTGGTGATGGTACTGCACTTTGTGTAGATTTACCGTACAAAGTTAAACCAACAATATTACAATCACTACTGTCATTAAGCACAACGCTAGTTGACTTGTCTGTTGTAACTTTAATTTGCGAATTAGACACAGTATTACAAATATAAGGCTGTAATTGATTTGCTAACTCTAATGTACTTCTTTCGATATTGTAGGATAGAGGCATATTATCTTTATATTTAGCTTTGCATAAGCAAGGGTGTAAGACTACATCAATATAGTTAAGAAGTGTACCAGTTTGGACTGACAGTACAATTTCACTCAGATTTTCGTTGCTTACCGTAAATGACTTTTCAGAATAGTAAGTTTCTTTTTTATCTTTGTCAATTAATGTAATTTGATTATAGCAGCTACCTTGATTAGTACCAGTTTTACCGCTAGTGATGTAATACTCTCCATCATCTAATGATATTGCTTTGACTAACAAGCTTACATATTGTTTTGTTGGTGTACCTGTGATATGGTAGCCACCATCATCTGTTGCTGTTACAGTCAACCCATTAGCAGTTTGACCATTTAAAATAGACCAATCAAAAAGATTATAACTTTGCACTAGATTTGCTTTGCTTTTGTCTAGTTGGGCAATATTCGTAGCATTTTGGGCAATATTCGTAGCATTCTTCTTTACTGCTGTATCATTGTTTGTCTTGTATGCATTAAAGTCTGTATTATCAACTTTATCTACTTTCAATACAACAATATCAGCTTTGTTCTGTGCAATATCTGCACGTGGTTGTTCTGACTTTGTTTCAACAAAATCCCACACACCTTTTACGCTAGGATAAGTAGTTGTGCTAGGGTGTGTAATCACATCAACCTTATTAGATAGGCTTTCCTTGCCATTTACATTCGTATTAGTTGTTGCAATTTCTCGTTGTGCTGTTTCTTTGACAATCTGTAAATTGTCAGCAACCTGACTAATATTAGCGTTTAAAGTTTGTACATCTGTTTTGTGCTGAGCTTCAATACTTGTTGCTCTGTTCTCCCAATCAGACTTATCTGCATTTACTTGTTTCTTCAGCGACCTAATAGCACTTGCTAATAGTTCGTTTACATTGATGAAGTTTTCATCATTTGAGTACACGATACTAACACCGTCAGGTACTGCACCACTTACAATATCCACATTGCCAACTGTGTTATCAATATAAATAGTCTTTAGTGATGTGCAATTTGCAAATGTACCATTATTAATTTTTGTAACATTATCTGCAACAAATACTGTTACAATATCTGTCTGACCTGTCGCAAAACTACCTGAACCTAATGCTTTCATTGATGTTGCGTTCTTCAACACATTGTCTGCTGTAAAGGTTGCAGAGTAGCTAAAGACTATGCCTTTGTTTGCTTTTTTAATACCGTCATCCATCTGATTCAAACTTACCGACAAAATTGGTGTGTTTGATGATGGGCTATCTTCCCAACCTACTTTTTTATAGCTCATTATAATTCTCCTTTCGCTTCTAGTGTATCTGTCAAAGCCTGAATTCCACTAAGGGTTCTTGACAAGATTACACTGCTAACTACTGTCATTTTCTGTTTACCGTTTTCGTATAATGGAACACCGTTTACATCAGTTTCATACACATTAAACTGTACATTGTCCCCAACCTGTACCCAAGGTCTGCCATCTGTTGTGGCAGTAAATGGGGTGTAACTACAGTTATAGAACCTTTTTGTAATGTCACTAGGGTCACCTTTATTATTCTTGTAATTGTACAAGTCATTAAGTATATGCCAATTAGATGTATTCACATCTTCATTCTGCCAGCACATTACATTTTTCGTTAAGTCATATACTTTTGTTTCATTATCCGGTATTTCCGTATTACCCGGTCTAAATGTAGTTTCTTTTTCGGTTGTCTTTCCGTCAAGATTTCCACCATACTTCCATTTAAAATCAGTATAGCCCTTTACTATGTAATCCTCATAGCTTAAATCCTCATAAAAGTCATATACCTCAGGTGAGTCTGTAGGTGATATATAAACCAACCCAAAATTGCCTTTTACAGTATCTCCTTTCTTCTCTAATGCATCAGAAAAAGGAGATATAAAACCAAATACACCTATCATTTCACAACAATCCCTTAGTACGCTACCGGATGTTACTAGATTGTTCTTATCCAATAACCAATGACCATTCATAGTTTTAAAATTATATATTTTGTAATTAACTCCATTGGTACTAAAAGTGTTTGTTAAAATACCTGATGTTTCACTTACTGATGGATGATAAGTTAAGTTAATAAAGTCAGCCATTACAGTTCCTAGTGGTCTGAATGTAGCGTTCTGCCATTCTTCAAATAAACTTTTTGTTCCATCTTTTTGGTTCAGCTTTGCCATATAGTCATATGCAGTAAGTTTATAAATGTGCTTATCATCTCCATCACGCTGAAACTTATCAACATAACCACAGAACAAATCCCATGTTCTTTCTTGTACTTGCCTACCTGGATAGATTTTAGCTAATGGGTACAGAGTACTTGACGGATAGATGTAGTCACCTAGATAACTCTGAGTTAATCTAACAAATATCCATTTACCCTTAATGTTGTTGCCAAAAGTTCTGTCATCAGTATCACAAACTGAAATATTAAACTCAGAGGCTATGCAACCCCCAAACTTCAATGTACTTTCACTGCATATTGACTGTTTGAGGGTCATACTTTCTTCAACAATATTATCCATTGTGATTGTTGCTATATCTGAGTTATTAGGAAAAAGAATTTCAACTGTATTTTCTACAAGGTCATTAATAATATGGTCCTTAATTTTGCTATCTACTGTAATCATCACATCACCTCAATACTCAATAAAGGTAAGTTCAAGAGCCTTGTACTCTATATCTGTACCCTTAATAACTTTTGTTGTGTATGTAATATCAGGCATATAACAAACCATCTTACGATACTTCATTAATTCTTCATCCCAATACATTACATATAGCTTTCTTTGTTGCTTGTGAATAAAAGCATTGTTAAGTGTTTTCCTGATTGACTTTAGTTGTTTTAGGTGAAGTGGTATTGTCTGAAACACTATTTTAGACTTATAGTTTGGTGAGGTGACTCTATGTAACTTATTCTTGGTATCTCTATAGGCTTTTAGTTCAGTTCTTTGTAGTGGTGTTGATTGATATGATTCCTTAGCCATCAGGTCGTGTGGGAAAGGTGTATAATCGACTTCACTTGCGTTTACTGCTTTACCAATATAAATTAGAGTACCGTTAAATTTATCAAAATCAAAATTAGCCATAAAATCACCTACCTATGCAAATGCAGACTTGCCGAACCTTTTACGGTAGTCACTGTCCTTATTAACCATTCCTTTGAATATAACTTCACCGTCAAGATTAATGGTAAGGTTAATATCCTTATCATTACCACCAAAGTTACCCTCAGCCATAGCCTCTAAAAATGCTTGTTTCATTGTTGATAATGGGGAAACAACCTCAGTTTCTCTTTTATTATCGCCTAATACTGCAAGGAATTCTCCATAATTAGCCGGTACTACTGTACCGGTAGCTAAAGCCGGAACATGAGGGATTAATGGTGGTTCATCAGGCATAGAAAAATGCCAATCTTGCCCAAACACATCACCGATAGCACCGGCAACAGAACCTATCGTATCAACAATACCTTTAACTGCACTATAGATGCCCGACCATAGAAAATTAATACCATCAATAATCCAGTTGATAGGAATTCTAACAAGATTAAATAAACCCTTCCATACACTATCGAATACTGACTTAATGCTTTCCCAAGCATCACTCCAATTACCCTTAAACACATTAGAGATAAAATCAATTAAACCTCCAAAAATGTTTTTAGCAGTTTCAAAACAGCCTACTAAATCTATACCTAAATTATCATTTAACCATTTTGCAAAGCCTAGTCCCTTGATAAATCCGATAACTAAATCAAAAAGTCCGTCAACCGCACTACCAATCAAATCTATTAGACCGGTTATGATACCCCACCAGTCAATATTAGCAAGGAAAGTACCTATATCTTCACCGATTTGTTTCCAATCTGTATTAGCTATCGCAGTTCTTAAAGTAGTGATAAGACCTACTACACCATCTGAAATAGTTTTAGCAGCCATTGACCAATCAATTTCATTAAAAAAGCCATTGATAAAGTCAGATATAGATGTACCAAGTTCTGACCAATCAAGACTTTCAACAAAACCAAAAGCTGATGAAATAATACTTTGAATACCAGCACCAAGAGTTCCACCTACTATTGTCCAATCCATAGTGGTAAAGAAATTATTAAACATTGTGGCAAAAGCCTCTCCAAGTGCAGTAAAATCAAAGGTTGTTAAAAAGGAATATAAGAAATTAAATATTCCCATAAAGGCATTAGCAAAGGTTTGTCCCACTACTGCCCAATCCATTGTTTGGAAAAATCCGGCTAGAGCATTAGCTAGACCTTCACCTAATGCTGAAAAATCAAAGGTTGTAAGGAATGTATTAGCAAAGTCAAAAATAGTCATTAAACCATTTGCAAAGGTTGAACCTACCAAATTCCAGTTAAGTCCTTTTACTGCACCATTGAAAAAGTCTGCAATATTCTTTGCCCAATCCTTAGCCTTTCCACGGATAGACTTCCAATCTATTGAGGATAAAGAAGAATTGATTTTATCAGCTATAAGAGCACCGATACCACTATAGTCACCTTTAGCAAACATATCCTTAATTTTCTTTGCAAAGTCACCAATAGATTTAGATACATTAGCTTTCTTAAACATATCTTTTGGTGATAATGCATTATCTGAATTGGCGTTACTTTTATCACCTGAACTAGATTGTTCCATAACATTCAGTTGGTCGTATCCGGCAATATTCTTTTGGTTATCTTTAGTAGCTTTTGTATTGGCTTTAGTTTTCTTTGTTGATTCAGCAACACTCTTTGCATAATCCTGTTGAACCTTAGTTGCTTTAGTGTATGTTGAATTACCTGTTAAAGCAGACATAAACTGAGCTACCTTATCAACTGCGTTAGATAAAGTATTTATAAGAGTATTGAGAATAGGTGTTACCACCGATAATATAGGAGCAAAAGCAGTAGCAAAGGAGTTTTTGAGCCTAGTAAGACTAGACATTAAAGTGGATAGGTTTGTATTGACTTCCGGTGAAACCTGAGAAAGATTACCCATACTCTCTTTTACTGCGTCAAAAATCTTTGATATACCTTGATACAGTAACATACCGGCTAAGGCTTGTTTTAACATTCTTAGCGACTTAGAAAAGAACCCAGCTTGAGAAGATGACTTCTTTGCACTACTTCCAACCTTTTTGATTAAGTCACCTGCTTTACTAAGACCATTCTTCAATGCACCACCAAGGGACTTTGCTACTGATGACAATACACTTTTCAGCTTAGCAAAGCCTTTTGAAATTCTACTAGTGCTTTTAGCCTCTTTCTTTTCTTTATTGATAGTTTCACCAAGTCTAGCTTTATAGGTATTAAGTTGTTCGTTAAGTCTTGTTAACTTCTCTTGCTTTTCCTTATACTCTGCCGTATCTTTACCGGTAGTTGAGTTTTCAGCAGACTGAACACTTTTCAGCTTAGCCTCATATTCTTTCAGCTTATTTTCTGTTTCAGTAATTTGTTGCTGTACTTTGTTCCACTCTTTGTCATTACTCAACATACTGTCAAGATGTTCTGCGCCTAGTCCTAGGTCTGTTAAATCTTTCTGCTTAGAGTTGCCTATTTCGTCAGCTTTGTTATAAAGTGACTTTAACTGTTCTTTTGCTTTTGTAATATCTTTTTCGATACCGGCTGAAATGTTGGTTTTGATAGGAGTGTCTGCCATCTCTTTTAGACTATCTTCTAAAGACTTAATCTCTCTTGTAGTCTGAGCTACCTTATTTTTTAAGTCAATAGCCTTTGATGACATATTCTTTGTACCTTTATTAAAGCCATCTACATCAATTTTAGTGTCAAAAATGATACTACCGTCTGTAGCCATATAACCCCTCCTTCCTAAAAATGGGCATAAAAATAGCGTACACCACTTGATGTACGCTAAATTCAAATAAAAATTATGCTGTTTTTAGATATAATAATCTAAATGTTTCTCTACCTTTAGGTGTAACAAGTGTTTGAGTGCCACACCATTTTGTTTTATCGTTATAAACTTCCTTTACTTCAAACAAACCATTATTCTTTTTAGCATAAGGCATAAGTTTTCCACGCTTATCACGATAAAGATATTTCTTTTCAAGCAAAAAGTTGATAAAATCCTTTTGCTTGATTTCAAGTTGCTTAGCCGTTTCTCTTAGATTAGTCAAAAGATTTCTGTCAACTAATTCATCAAAATAATCAGCTTTAGGCTTCATTATTTGATTATTTACAGCCAATTCAGAATTAACTGCTTGTAGTTGCTTATTCTTGCTTTGTTCCTCTTTAAGAGCCGTAGCTAATTTGATAATTGTATCAGGGTTCAAAATTGCCTGTTCTATCGTTGCAGATGTCATATAAGCACCATGCTTTCTGATAGATGGAAGAACCTCTGATGTTACCCATCTCTTAAATTTCTTTGCGGTGGGTAGCTTACTTGATAAAATAAGACTGTAAAGACCGGATTCATTTACGACTGTCAATCCTCTATTAGGAATTTCTAAGGTCGTGTTTTCCGACCTTTGGATTACGGTTTTGTCTTCGCTATCAACATGTCTTGATAATGCGTCTTTAGTATTGTTATAACCTAAAACATCAGCTACATCTTTACCAACAAAATATGGTTCATTGTCAATTTCAACTATTCTGATACTGCCAAATTCAGAATTTTCAAAAGTTTGTATATCACTATTCATCATATCATTTTACCGCCTTTCTCATTTCAGCCTTAGCTGCTTTAGTACCTTGTGCATAACCAAAGTTAAAAGCATCACAAAGCATATCAAATAAACTCTTGTTGTTTGCATAAATATCGTTAAGATTAGCACAACTCATATCATAGTACGGATTAATAGTACCACGCACATTCTTAATAACTTCCATTGTGTTTTTTACACAAGCCATAAAAAAACTCCTATCAATTGTAATTTGACAGAAGTTGCCCTAAATGATATAATGAATTTCAGATAGGGTAACCTGTCGTGTATAACAGTAACCGTCCCCGACCAAAGCGACTGGTTACTGTTATTTTTTTATATCAGACTTTAATTTTAAAATTCCTATTCTGATAGCCTCAGCTTTTTCAACATTTTTTTCTTTGCAGTAGGCTTCTAAAATTTCTGTGTGCTTTTTGTCTAGCCTTACAGTAATTCTTGTATTTTTAGGATTTTCAGATTTAGGTCTGCCTGTTCGTGGACTCACTTTATCACCTCTCTTTTTTTGTCTGCCACTAAATACATTATAATATTTGTCAGCCAAAAAATCAAGAGGTTCTCTACTTTTTTTCGCGTTTACGCCTTTCGTTAATCTTTTCCAACACTTCAGCAATTTCATCATCAGTCAACTTATCTACTAAATCTGTAATAGGAGATTTAACATAAGCCTTATTCTTTTTCAAATCTTCAGTTACAACTTCTATCATATATTTTTGTAGTGTCATACCTTTTTTAGCTGAGTAGGTTTTCACAGAATAATGAAAGTCATCATCCACTCGTAATGTTATGTTTTTAATAGTTTTCACCTCCTGTTATGATAATAGCATGCATGCATGCTATTTGTCAAGAGGTTTTTTATAAAATTTTAGCCACCCCATTACGGAGTGGCTAATTTGATTATTATATCATTTAAACATAATAAGGATTTGGCTTTGTCAGTAATACAATAAAGTCAATAATAACACCGATAAAACATAAGCCACCTGTAAATAGGTAAAGAATACCCATACCGGTTTTGCCCTCATAGAACTTGTGTCCACCAACAACACCTAGGAAGAAACATAGAACTAGTGCAACCCACTTGTTTCTCATTCTTCCACCATAGCCACCGGCAACAGCAGTAGCATTGGCAACACTGGAATTGTTGTTAGTATTATTAATAACAATAGGTTGCTGATTGTTTTGATTATTGATTTCTTCTACCTGACAACCACATAAAGGGCAAATTACTGCTTTTTCTGCAATCTTGCCACCACAATGTTTACAGAACTTTGTATTCTCTTGTGGCTGTGTAGTTGTATTTACATTGTTAGTTTGATTTTGTGTTTGATTATCCATTTGAACTTCCCTCACATTTTGTAAAATTTACTTACATAATATAACAAAAATATGTAAATGTCAACAACTTTCACAGAATTTTATTAAATAATACTATTAATAAAGTCCAAATCTTCTTGTTCTTCCTGTGAGGTCGGTTTATATGATAGGTCAATAAGTTCCTTGTGTTCTCTATAGAATTGCTTTTCGCAATCATCTAGCTTTTTATGTTTAGCCTTTTTAGCTCTGATGTTCATTACCTGAGAATAAAGGCCGTCACCAATTTCGCCAAACATACCTAAGAAAGTCCACCAGTGCATATATTCAAGACTTCTCACCTCTTTTCCGGCTACCTTATTAATAGCCGGAAATATTATGCTCTCATCTTGTTCCCAATCCATAATCCTAATTGGTGCTTGTTTTGACTTTGGTATATTGCCACCGTCTAAGAACCACAAAGCTTTTTCAAGTGCTTGTTGTAAATCTTTCGGTACTTTCTTATACAGGCATTTTATACAAACCAATGATTTCTCAATGTCATTTAACTCAGGGTCACTATAAGCCTGAAAAATTAGTAGTGCAACTCTGTAATCAGAGTTAATGGGATAATCTATACCGTCAACATTAAGTGACTTTGGAAGTAATCCTATCATTTTACCTGAGAGGTATATTTACTTACATTTTTATTAGACTTACTCATAATCTTTTCCAAATCTTTCTTAATGACCGGAACAATAGCATTAAGGAAGTTATAGAAAAGTGGTTGCATATTGCTAAGCACAACAGTGAAACAATTTGCATTACCAAAGGCAACAGTAGAAACATCAGAATCAAAAATATAGTTAATCTGCTCTCTTACCTTTTTATCGGCTGAAACAAATAGGTCGTTTGCCTCATCATCGTTTTTAGGTGTTACATTTTCATATTCTTTAGCAATCTTATCAATCTGTTTCATTGCCTTTTTCAGTCTATCAAAAATAGCAAAGTCAGTAGTATTAATACGGATAACCTTACTTTCATCACCATTGATAGAGTATTCTTTATAGGGACTCTCAAACTTTAAACTTTCCATATTCTCACTCCTTATTTATTTGCAGTAAATGTAGGTATTTTATTTTCAATAACAACTGTACCTACCTGTCTGTTACCATCAAAGCTAATGTCATACGGGATATTAACTCCACCTTGACCACCACCGTAAGACTGTGGCTTAACAATACAATCTTCCATCCACGCATCATAAGGACCTGTTTTCTTGTCAATTAGCACTTCAAGGACCTTAGTTTTGCAACCTTCACCAGTAATACGGTTAAGAGCAATATCCTTTAGCTTAGGATAAATTTTATCATCTGTGTTAGCGTAATATGTATCTGCTGACATAGATGGTTCATATCCGTTATCGTGGGTTACTGTTTCGTCAAGGATATTTTTCACTTGTTCTGTATCTGGATTAAGTTCAACAGAAAGTTCCTCAATATCCTTACCAATTAGAAACCACATTGGACTTTCACTACTGCCAAAACTAGCGTCAATGTAATGCAATAAATAACTTCTCTTTAGCTTACCAATGTCTGGTGTTGTACTTGCCATAATATTACCTTCTTTCATTAAAAATCAATTTTGTATTGTGATATAATCTGCAACTGATATACCACACCGTTATTCATATTGCCATTTGGTATTTCGTAAATCATACCATTTGAACAAGTTAACTTTGTTAGAGTGCCTATATACTCATTGTCACCCACCTTGACAGTAACTTCTTGATTATCTGCAAAATGTTCAAGGTACATTTGAAGTGAGAGTAAAGCACCTGTATTTACCATTCTGTCATAGTCATTAACGGACTGATACACTGCATACAGAATAAAGTTATGTTGTCTTGTCTGATTACCTAAAATATCTTCTTTTAGCAATGTATCACCAGTTGAAGATAGTCCGTAACTATCAATTGTATCATCTGTAAAGTCAATAGAGATTTCATTACACACTTCATTAATTTGTGGAAAACTCTGCAAAGCTGACTTTACTACTTCAATTATGTTCATTTCACATTACCACCTAAAATTTTTGCAGTACCGTTCAGGATAACATCTTCCTTATCCTTTTTCATTCGTTCAAACCACATTTTACCGGCTAGAGGGTGCTTAGTAGTTGAATACTTTAATTCTCTACCGGTAGGGTATTTCTTTGGTGGACTGTAAAAGCCTACCAATTCACCATTCTTGTATAGTGGAATATTAGGACCATAAACAACACCATAGTATAAATACCTTGCATAAGGTCCTAGCTGTACAACCTTACCACTACCTATAACTGTACCTACTGTGGCAGACTTAAACAGAAAGCCTGTATCCATAGGTGTGTATGGTATCATCTGCCTTATAACTTCATTGTCAACAAACCTTTGTGCCTTTTGAAATTCCTTTTCAGTTAAAGAACCAAAGTCACTACGCCATTTAAAATTTAAACTTCCGTTAGGTGTGTTAATTGTGTTATCTTGTGGCTGACTAATAATCATACATTCACCTACTTTCCACTAATCTTGATGTGTTGTAACCTTTTAGCACCATAGTCCTTGATGTCTATTGACATAATAGTGTTGTAACTAAAAGACTTGTTAAACTCCTTCATACTTTCCGATACTGTCTTTGGATCGGTATTATTAAATTCAAAGTCACAATAACCTTTTACAATAAGGTCCTGTGAGGGTTTCTTAGGCACAATCTTCATTCCTGGGAAAACATCAATAGCCGGTAACAAGCTACTGCTAGGAGTAATTACAAGGCTATCAAGTGGTATATATACAGTTACACAGTCAGCATTCTGTAAACCACTTTTCATAACATTACTTGCCTTATTCTCTTGCCAATGACAATGGGGTACATAAAACTTACTGTACCCCACCCCATTAAAATGATATATAGTACATTTAAAATTAGTAATCACTTTACACCTCTGTACAGTAAACCTGTACCACTTAGCCACATATAAATTACAGACTTAATTTTCTTTGACAAAACCTGTCTTTGGCTTTCTGTACTTTCATATGTAACTGACATATCACCTGTCTTGTCAGAGGTTACATAGTTACTACTATTTTGTTCTGCATAATAAAGCAGTTCAGCTACTTCACAACAACACATTTTTACTTGTTCAGGTATATCGCCCTCATCAATGTTGTCACAAGTATAGTGCCTAATATAGTTAGTTGCTTTACGGAAATAAACATAAGGGTTAGCAGTATTAATGACTGCACCTTGATATTTATTTTTATAAAAATCCATATTTGCATAAATCATCATACTGCTTTACCTCTTATTCAGACACTGACTGACTGAGTAGCTGTGTTCTGTGTTACTGTGTGACAGTAGATACCTGCTACTTTGTTCTGATACACCTTAGCAATACCAACATTACGATAACCAAAAGTCCATGCGTCTGCATCAGGGTTTGCGTTAGGGTCAATAATCTTAGGTACTTTGTGCTTGGTGTACTGGATTACTGCTGACTTATGGATAATCTCAAAGTTAATATCAACAGATTTAGCTGACTTAGCATAACCACCTTTTTCCTGACCACTGGTCTTACCGTCATTTAGTGTAATGTTAGTCATAAATCTTGATGATGGTACAGGAACAATCTTAGAAAATCTTTCAAGCACTTTTCTTGACTTTGTTGTATCCATATCATCAATTACACCGTAAAGGTCTGAACGGATGTACAGAATTCTGTTATCTGTAGGTACTTCGTCATCATCCATCTTTGCAGTAGCAGTACGAAGAGCCTTGATAATACTGTCACCTGTAGAAAGGCTACCATATGCAGAAGAAATGCCCTTGATACCTGAGTATGTAGAAAATCTAAAGGCATCCAGTTCAGGTACTTCCTTAGTACGGATAAACTCACCTGCAAGTCTGCCAAATGCAATACCGGCAGTTTCAATATTATCCATACTGTCAACAGTAAACTTTCTACCTCTATCGTAGTTACAAGCTACTGTCTGATTCTTAATAGTTACATCACCGTTAATATAACCACTGTTACGGTCATAGTTAGCAAGACCGTCCATTTCAATCATTGGAATAATCAGTTCGTTAGCATTAGCACCGGCTTGTGCAAGTTCTGACGCACCGTCTAAATCAGAAGTAAGTGCAGCATTCTTATACACTTCGTCAAGAAGTGGCACATAGGATTTTGCTAATTCAATAGTATTTGCCATAAAATAAAACCTCTTTTCTTAATTATTTATCTTCTTTTGGTTCACCTAAACCCATAGCAGACCTAATGGCTGACATTGAGTCAGGTTTAATATTTGTGTTACCGGTATTCTTTACCGGATTTTTGAAAGGCTCATCTGACTTGAACATATAGTCATTTTCTGTCTTTACATCCTTGATAGCCTTTTCAATATCTTCTGCTTGATTTTTTGATGTTTTAAGGTTGTCAAGGTCAAGCAAAGCCTTAACAGCTTTACTGTTCTTTGCACCACTTTTTGATAAAGCCGTATCAAGTACAGAAGTAAACTCCATATCTGCAATTTTATCCTTGTACTCTTTGTCCTTGTTTGCAAGTTCTGTGTTAAGACTATCAATTTTACCTTGTAAGTCTTTGACATCAACCCCATCAAATTCTTTTAGTGCATCTTGTGCAGTCGTTAGCTGGTCCTTTAGGCTATCTCTTTCCACAATAAGTGGTTGTTTAGCCTTTTCTAGATCTTGGTTGTACTGATTCAGAACTTTATCAATATTATCCTTATCAAGTCCTAAATCTTCTAAAAATTTTCTTTGCATAATAGCTCCTTTCGATACGCTTTTTAACGAGGTAGCACCTCTTTCTATCCTTAGTTTAACGACTTAGGAACGGTCAATTTTTGGTATAAAAAAAGCACCTTACAAAATGTAAAGTGCTTAAGTAGCAGTATTTTGTCACGAAACATAAAAAGTATAAAAACTAATAGTCTAGACAATCGTTATTCATCATCATAATCAACAATCATTTTATGCCTTCCTGTTTTTTTATAATACTCATCATCAAGTTTTCTTACTTCATCTTTAATGTATTCCGGGGCATCTTTATTTAGCCGTCTATGACAAGTATTATCCAAATGAGACCATTTTATATACTTATTAAATATCTCAGTCATAATTATTTATCCCCCTTAATGATATTTGCAACTTGCTTAGATGTGTATTTTGACTTCTTATTCATACTTTCTGCAATACATTCAGATATAAATTCATTTATATCTTGCATAGCATATTTTGATACGGTATATTTACCTTTAAATTTATTGTTATCATACTCAGGTAATGAACGCATTATATCCTGTATTGCTTTTAATTTTTCATTCCACAATGGGTCATTTAACTTATGTTCAAGTTGAATTGCATGACCTATTTCGTGCCTTATAGCGTGTAAATAATGTGCAGTTGACCATTCACCGGACTTGTTCATTTCCTTTGCTTTTTTAGTGTGTTCTGATACAAAACTTTTCTTATTAGCAAATCTTAACACTAATTCTCTTGAATTATCATTGTATGAGCCATATGTACTCAAATTACTATCACTAAGAACACCAACAGAAGATATAGTAGATATGTTTCCAAACTTCTGTTGCATATTCTCATATTCAGTATTAAAGATTTTCTTAACATCTTTAGTTACACCTTTTTCAAATTCTATTATACCACTATCGTTACTTTTTTCAATATTTGATTTACCGTTTTGTATAGTTTTTTCAAAGTTGGTGTTGTCACCGGAATCAGAAAGTTTATGTACACCATTATCGGTAGTCTTTGTGCCATTACTTTTAACAACCTTACTACTTTTATCTAGCTTAGCACCTATGTTTCCCAGCCCGTCAATATTTACTCTTTGTCTTTGCTGTGGTAGGTTCATAGCCTTTGAAAGTCTTGCATATTCGTCTGAGGTTTTGTTGTACCTTACATTAGCTGACATTATGTCATCATCACCGGCACCACCCTCTGTAAGCAGTTTAATCTCTTGTCTTTCTGCTCTCATTACAGTTTCAAGTTTTCTTTGTCTTTGCAGAGCCTCATACTTTGTGTAGTTTTTACCTCTGAACTCTCTTTTCTCATTATCTTCTTGGTTCATTTGGTTTAGTTCTTCATCTGTATAAGTCCTTTCTGATACACCTTTAATAAATGGATAATAGTTGTGGTAACAGTTAGCACCACAAAGCCCTGTTACTGTACCTAGTCCACAAACTGAAACCAATTTTTCCTTGCTATAAACCCTACCTTGCCAAGGCTGGTGGGTAGGTCTTGCACCACTATGATAAGTAGTTTCAAAATAGTTTGTTTCAAGTTTTTCTGCATTGCTCTCATTGATATTTGCCACCACTTGATTATAGCCGGTAAGGACTGCTCTCCTTACTGCTACCGATACTCTACTGCTGTAACCACTGTCATAGTCAATGTACCTTAGTCCTGAATTAGTCATTTCTTTTACTGTATTTCTCAGTACAGTATTGTAATCAAATGCACCTGTAGCAATCTGAGTTATTGCCTTGTCAAGAGTGCTTTGGTAGTAGTCTGTAAGTGGTGTATATGTTAGCTTAGTTGAGTTAGGTTCTCTAAGTGCAAAGCCTAAAGAACCGGTAATGTTCTTTAGCTCTCCTTTAGTCTGAGTTATCATAGAATTAACAAGTTGTTGAAGTGGTAAGTTATCTTCATATGGTATGAAACTTTTACCTACTGCTTCATAAAGGCTTTTGTCCCTTGCATAACCACTTCTTATAACATTAGAAAACACCTTGTCTATCTGTTCATCAGATAGGTTCAAGGTGTTCTTGATATAACTCTTTATTTCTTCTTTACTTTTTCCCAATTCATAAAGTCTGTTAATTTGCCAATCTGCTGACCTTGTAATCTCCTTATTATTAGCCTGTAACCGTCTAATAATGTCAAGCATAATAGTTTGTTCCAGGTCATTAAAAAGACTCACAATAGGCTGAGGAACAGACTCTATATCCTTCTCGGTAATTTGCATTAATCTTTACCTATAAAAGCCAGTACAATAACTGTAACACAAATAATTGTTGTAATAATAATTGAACTACTCATTCTATCACCTCAGCTTTTTGTGGTAGGTTCTGTAAGGCTGTATCAATGTCTTCACCCATCCACTTTGCTCTGTATTCCTCAGGTCTTAGGATACCTAGGTTAAGGTCCTGTATATCCTGTTTCCTCTCAGTTTCTTCATCTGTCTTAATGCTATCCTTAAAGTCACAAACAAACTTGTAACCGGTTGTAGTCATTGAGTTATAAAAAGCTAAAGCATATACAAGGTCTTCCATACAATCCTTTAAATTCTCCTGAATTGCATTGACTGTGTTATACTTTCTGTCTTTAGCTGACTTAATTTCCGTTGCAGTTTTTGCCACTGTTGCCGGGTCGGACAAGTCACCATAAGCAAGGCCAACAGAAAACTCAATTTCTCTCTTGTATGCCTCAAGTCCGGCTTTAATATCAACTTGTCTGATTGTCGGTGAATAGTCCTGTAGAATTCCCTCATTATCATCAAGGTCAACACTACGATATAACCTTTTATTTAACTTTGCTACTCTATTACCTTTTAGTGCTGATTCATCAATATGTATAGCTCTTTCTCCACTTTCGAATTCCCAATCAAGCCTACCGAACTGAATATCTGCTTTCTGAATAATTGGCAATGCTGAATCAAATATAGAAATAGGAGTCATAGAGCCGTCAATATCATTGTCAATAGGGTTACGATAATAGCCAAAAGCAGTTTTATTCATTGTGGGATATGTGATACTTTCTTCTAGGTCTGCCCATTCTTCAATACTGCTTAATGGTATCTTATTGCCTAATGTGCTTTCACTGTCAGACACATAGGCAGAATTAGTAATTGTCAGTCCCTTGTCTTTATCTAGGTCGTGATATTCAAGTCTTGTATAGAACTTGTTACCTAGCTTTTTAAATTCAGGAAATATAACTTTAATTAGTCTTCCGTCTGTATCATATTCAACAGGTATAAAGGCATTGGCAGAAACAAACTGAACTTTACTGCCACCTAAAGGCTTTATAATCATAGCACCTGTGGCTAAACCTCTTTGAAAGTGTGTGTTAATGTTTCTAATTGCTTTCTTGTATATTTCATCAAGTGGCTTGTAATTGACACTTGAAGTCATTTCAGACAAAGAAACATTGCTAAATTCTCTTACAATGGACTTTTCAAGTCTTAAACTGACAACATGATATTCATCAAGCCACAATGCTCTGCCTGAATAACTGTTCTGCCACACATCAATAGACTTTAACATTTCATCAGTTAAAGCAATATCAATATTAAGTGCATTCTTAATACTTCTTAGCTTTGTTGGAAACACTCTGCTCCACACTCCTTTCAAAAAATTTATAAGTCCCATTTTATCCCACCTTTATAAACCTTTTCATATTTCTTTCAAAGGTGTACTCAAAACCGTCAAGACTATCAATATCGGTAGATCCGTCATCAAGTCTTTCATCATTTAGCTTTTTATCGTTCCATACTGCCTCACACAAGGCTCTTTTCAAGCTGTCACAACTATCTGTAATAAAGAACCTATCTGCTCCCATAAGTCGCAAAGCACATTGAATACGGTCTTGTATAGGCATTTTCCTAGCCGGTCTAACAATAACATTAGGAAATTTCTTCTCAAAGGCTCTTTTTATACCTCTACCTAAAACAGTTTCGGCATTATCCCAATAAACATAATCAACTTTTCCTACCATATCAAAAACAGACTGTGCAAATTCTATAGCCAGTCTGTCTAAATCGTTACTATCATATTCTCCAAAGTGCCTTATACTTCTAATGGCCACCAGCTCACTGTAATTATCAGTTGTACCGGTAGCAACAAACGCATGACCTGACTTATTACCACCAAAGTCAATACCGATTGTTACTTCTTGTAAAGAGCCTTTTAGTATCTGTTTGTATGGTAAATCAGGGTCAATTCTATCAACTAATTTACAGTAATACGCTTTTGGATTGTCGGCAAATTTACGGTAAATAGCACCTTCGGCACGAACCCACTTGCCTAAAATCAATCTATCATAATAGATAGTACCCTCATACTCATTACACAAGTTTTGTACAAATTCTTTAGACAAAAAGGAATTATCAAAGATTGTATACTCTTGTAAGTAAATATCTGCATCACTGTCAATAAATTGCTTTAACCAATGAGTAGGGTGTTCAGGGTTTAAACTACCGTCAAAGCAAGAATAAGGCTTATCAAGTCTTGACTTTAGCATAGCAAATACATCTTCATTCCACTTTGCTACTTCATCACCATAAATATATTTAGCTGAAGCACCTTGAATTTTTGCAACCTGACTAACCTTTTCAGCACCTAAACAATAAACATCTTCACCACAGATTTTAGCAATGTTACGACTGTTGATAGTTCCAACAACATCAGAGGTATATCGTTCTCTCATTGGCTGAAGTACATTTCTCTCAATAGTTTCTTTAGATACACCGATAATAAAGCAAAGTCCGTCTTTGCCTATTCTCTCCCTAATTCTCATAGGTACAATAAAAGTAACATCAACAAAACTTTTACCGGAACGAACTGCACCACTCTTTATGTTCCATCTATGGGTAGCATTTACAATATATTCTTTTTGCTTATTTGTGTAACCCATTCTTTGTACTCCTTAGTGCATCATCTTTAATCTCTTTCAAAATATTATCCAGCTTATTAAGTGCCGTTGTGTCTGTTTCTTCTTTCTGCTTATCTCTCCACTTATCGGGTCGTCTATTTTTAAGCCAAAAGATTTGAGCCGTTGTGTTACCTTCCAGTGCTGATGAAAGCAAAGCGTTCTCAACTTCATAGTCAACAACTTCTTTACCCTTTTTTAAGGACTCCGAAAAATCCGAATATTTCTTTTTCCACTCATAAAAAGTTGATAAAGTTATACCGATATTCTTTGCTATCTGTTCATCAGTTAAACCATCTCTAGCCCAACCCTCCAGCAATAATAAATTTTCCTTTAGTAACCACTTTTGATATTTTCCCTTTGCCAAATCCACCACCTCTCTTTATTAAAATGCAAAAGAAAAAGGCTAAGCACTGCTTAACCTTTGGGAAGTTTATTTAATTGACGAAACTTTTACCTTAAAATGCTTGTGATTGTAATCCGTTTTTTGTTTTGGATTATTAAGTTCTTCAAGTTTAATATTTAGGACTTTGTTTAAACATTCTAATTTTAATTTACAATATTTTTGGTGAATATCATTATTTATTCGCCTGTATTCATCCAAAATATTAAAAATCAAAATAAAAGATACAATTATCATCATATAATAGATTACTTCACTTGTTATAGTATCAATTAAGTTTTTATCATATGTAGTCACTATTGAAGCTAATACAGATATCGTAGCAAAAATCACATCAATAATATTTTTAAAAAAAGATAGGGGTTTATTGTCACTAAAATTACAAAAGTTCAAACAGGATATTTCATTTTTTATTTTGTCAATACTCATATTGTTATATATGTAATTACATAATTCTAATTTCATATTAACATAGTTGTCCTTTTTACATAATCGAATATTTGTATCTTTTTTTAACATTTTTCTCATTAAAGGATCTATCTTTTTCATTTAACTTATCACCTCATACTCTATTATACACTAATTAAATAAAAAATGTTGTAATTTGCAATAAATTGTCAGTATATATAAAATATGATAGTTATATATGTGAATTTCTTATACAACAAAACCCACCTAAGTGATTAGGTGGGTAATGCTGAATTTTTATACAAGAGGAATAGTCAATGAAAAATCATTCTTGCAATCTTATCTATCTCTTTCGGTTTTCCATTTTTGGTTAGTTTAATGATAACATATTTTGACTGTAATATACAAGTCACCTATCTGTCACTTAAATGTAACATATAGGTCACATTTTTACAAAAATTTTTCTTCAAATTGTTTCAATGCTTTTATGTGCATATTTCTAATATAACCATAGCTATAATTTTCTGACTTAGAATACTCTGCTAAATTCATACCATGAATATACACCATAAACAATAATTTTCTATACACAAAGTTATCAAGCAGGTTAATTTCTTCCATCACCATTAGTCTAAAATCAGAACATTCTCTCATCAATTTTTCAAGTTTCTTTTCTTCTTCACAGATTTTTGAAAAGACTTTCGCCATTGGGTCAGGTTCCGGTGAACTCTGTACAACTTCTTTGTCATACCTTACTCCTGCAACATCAAGTGTTTCTTTCAACCTTGCTATGTAGTCCTCTTGCTTTTTGATTTGTCTTTCTTTCACCTGTACCTGACTTAAATACTCTTTAGCAGTCAATTAATCACCCCCCTAAAATGTAACACAAACATTGAGGATTGCAGCAGCCACCCAATAGGTAGCCATTTTTATATCCTTATGGACTAGATACACAATAGCTGCTGCAACATCAAGTAGAATTAAGCTAATGGGAAATATGTATTTACTCATACTACTTAATCACCTTCTTTCTAGGCAATAACACCTTGTGATACAAGTGCCATATACTGACCGTAGGATAATCTTGTACCGTTCTTTTCGTTATACTCGTGTAAGTTATAAAGTGCTTGGTTTAAGTTATGTTCTCGTGATTGCTTTAAGGCCTTAACCTTTTTCTTTTCAACTACTGGCTTGTTTAGTGAATCATCATTTGCACACTGTTCACATTCTCTAGTTTGACGATTGTATGCGACAAATTTCTTTCCACAGATGTCGCAAGTTTTAAAATATTGCTTTACCATATCACTTCACTATTCCTTTCTCTTTTAGGTATTTTATTGTTACTTCTTCAAATTCAAATCTTTGTGAATCACTCAAAGGAACTCTAGGTACTATGCCTAACTTTGCTTTGTATCTCAAATAAATTTTTCTGATAAGTGGATGATTTACATTCAGCTTATAGCCATACGGGTTGTTGTTATTGAACATTGGTACAAATTCTGTTTCATCACTTCTCATTGCTACCTACCAATTTCCACACAACGCATCTGTTAGTGTCTGTATCAAACCACTCACAGTGCCTAACACATTCTTTTTGAGTTAAAGGACACTTTCTAACAACTTTGATTTTTTGTTGTCCACTATCAAGCATACACTTGCTGAACTTACACTCTCTTCCTCTTCTGACCATACAAGGAAGTTCAAGATGTTTGCATTCCATAACTTTCACCTTTCTTCATCAAACATGGAGTAGTTCTCTAATTCGTCAATGTCATATGAGGTTGATGAACTGTACTGAGGATTGTTTTTTCTCTCAACCTGTTCCCACTTGTCAGCTAATGACTTCCAGTCTGTTATCTCTTTGCCCTTGTACTTCCAATCATAGGCGTTGTAGTGGTCAAAGAATTTTTTATAGTCAAAACTGTATTTTTGTGATTTGCAATACAGTTCAATTTCTTTCAATGTTGGTTTTGTTTGTTTTTCTTCATTCTCACTATAACTTAACAAACAAACGTTATGTTTATTCTGTATTGTTTTATCTGTATTGTATTGGTACTCATTTTTGAGTACCTTTGTGCCCAAATTTGAGTACCCCCCGTACTCATTTTTGGGTACCCTATCTGTCCAATTTTGAGTACCCTCTACTCGTTTTTGAGTACCCCCTACCCATTTTTGGGTATCCTCAATTTTGGGTACCCTCTCCCCATTTTTGAGTACCCATTTTTCGTAGTTTTTATTAATTCCAAACATCTTTGCTGAGGCATCAGCACCCCTTGAAATTAACACATTATACTCCACTAAAGACTTTAAACATCTTCTAACAGTCTTTAGTGGAATGCCTGTACCGTCTGATATGTAGGTGGCAGAGAGCTTCTTTATTTTTTTATTATAACCATAAGTCTGATACAAAATAAAATGAACTATCCTTAATTCAGAGCCGTTTAAATTAACCTTAAATAAGGCTTGATACAGTTCATTTGCTATTCTTATGTAACCGTCTTCAAGTTTAGGATTTGCCATTACTCTCACCTAATATTTCAATTATTCTATGTCCTGTATCTTGCTTATTACAGAACACAAATTCAGTATCAAATGTATTGCTGATAATAGATAACTTCTTATATAGTTGTTCACCGGAAAGTGCCAAAGGACTTTTTTCAAGTCTTGGATTGACCCATTCTCTAACATCTTCCAGTTTGCCTATATTTTCTCCATGTTCCACTAAAAACACTATATGTATTCCATACTTTTTTGCTCTCTTTAGCTCTGCTATAAAGCGTTTATGGTCTTGGCACACATTGTTACACACTTCTAATAAATTCTGCTTACGGTCAACTACAAGAAAAGGATTGTCCATTCTCATATAGTCACCTATAAATAACTTTGAACGGAAGTATTTAACATTCTCTTTATTAAATGTGGAAACAATTTGTTTTATAGCTTTTGACTTATCTCTGGTATCAATTTGTATAGTCATAAAATCACCTCTAAAAAGGCAGATCATCATCAACCGGTAAATCATCTGCCATACTTGGTATTGGCGTATTTGTAGCAGTAGTATTATTTTTACTTTTGCCCTGTGGAAACTCTGTATTTTCTACTATCACTTCATAAGACACTCGATTATTACCGTTATTATCCACCCATTTTCTTGTTTCTAATCTGCCTTTTATAACAATGCCATCACCTTTATTAAAATACTTACTAATAAAGGTTGCTGTTTTTCTCCACGCAATACAAGGAATAAAATCAGCAGTTACTTCATCATTACTCTTTGCATATGCTCTGTTTACTGCTATTGTAAAAGGTAGCACATCAACCCCGGAATTAGTTGCTTTTAATTCCGGGGCTTTAGTCAATCTACCTGCTAAAACTATATTATTCAAATTCCAGTTCCTCCAAACTTATTGGATTTTTAAGTACCTTGGTTTCCTTGCAATAATTACAATGCTCACATCTTTCAGGTTCAAAAACACCTTTCTTGATACCGTCATAAAATTGCACTTTATCCTTAAAATTCTTCAATTCAATATCAAGGTAGCTTTGTGGCACTTCAATTACTGCAAGGTCAGGTACTGTTTCTTTGGTTACTGCTGCAATAAAGAATGGTAACTGTTTGCCTGTATTCTGCCTTACAATCTCTTGATATACTGCACCTTGCAAGTCATATCTCCATGCCTCAATCCAATTAAGTCTGCCTCTCTCCTCTACATAGATTGATTTAAAGTCTTTCATACACTTTAAATCAACAATCATACTGTCAGGGTGGTAACTGTCAATCTTGATTTTAACCGGTACACCCTCAATTTCACCGGTCATAATAATCTGTTTGTCACCACTCATAAACTTCATAAACAATTCATCTTGTTCTACTCTGTTTATAATTTCATTAGCCTTACGATAATCAGCCTTAAGGTCACCCTTTTTAGTGAATATCTCTGGGTTCTTTGCCTTAAAAATATCAAGTGTACCTTCAAAATGTGCATCAACATAAGAACCTACAAGAAGAGAAGTTGTCTGTTCTCTCTGATAATTGCCTGTAACCTCTGCAAGAGCAGAGGCTTGGCATTCTTCAAAAGATTTAAACTGTGATACACCCATATACTTCATCTGATTTTCAATACTGAAATAGTTTTCATTATTAAGCATTTTCCTTAATCTCCTTTGCTTTATTTGTAGCACAATCGGCACATAGTGCTTGTCCGTACTTTTTCTTAGTATAAATTGCAGTTTGTTGTGCAGTCATACTACCTGCCGGATGAATTTCATTTCCACAGATTTCACATTTAGGTAGTTGTTCATTAATCTGTGGAGCTTTATCTCTTATGCGTATTCCACCCACTCTTTCTCTACCAAACATAATAGATGGGTCAGGATAAACGGCTATTCTTGTACCTTGCCAATCTTCTACATAAGGACTACCGGCAATCTTCTGAATAGCTTTCATATTAGTTTTGTTGAGAATCATTGGTTTAATATTCTCTACAAAATGACAAATAGTACACTCTTCTTTTCTTCCACCCGGACCTGTTACAACTTCATTACTAACAGTCTTGATTGTACCTACAATATCCTTATTATCACTAAAGGAATAAACGCCCAAATAGTTAGGGTTAGTTAATGCTTTCCAATGTGTTTTACTCACTTCTATCACTCCTTATAGTTCAGTTACTAATAACTCACTGTCATTAGTTGTCCTTGTAGCAATAAACTGCAATCCCTTATCCTTACACTTTTCATATAGCTTTTTACGGCTAATATCATCCAGTTTCTCTGCACCGTCAATAAGAATGATTTGAAGACCACTAGGATTATGTATTGCAATATCAACACATAGTTCAAGTAACTCTCCATCAGAACGGTTAGAGATTGGCAATCCATTAATAAGTGGAATACCATCCTTAACTGTAAGTCCCTCAACCGGAAGTGTTGCAGTTTCAAGAATTTCTCCGGGAAGTTCCCTAGCTAACTCAATTTTCTCAGTATAAGCCTCTGAAACCTCTTTTAATTCAGCAATTTCAGACTGCATGGAAGTCATACGGAAATACTCATTAAGGTGTTTCATCATCTTTTCAGCCTCATTGATTTCATTTTGTAAATCATCAACAGGTGTAATAGGTAACGAAATAAACTGTTCTGCAACACCAATATCTGAGTCAAGTTTTGCCTTTGCAACATCATAGTTAGAATTAGCAATTTTAACCTTATCTTGTAGCTTATCGTCAATGGTTAATAGCTTATCTTCACAAGCCTTAATCTCTGCTTTTAGTCTTGCTATTGTGGAATTAAGGTTGTCCTTCTCATTTGCAATGACCTTTTCTGCTCCTGAAATTTCCATTTCTCTTGTAGCCTCAATACCACGCAACTTGTTATCATAACTATCCTTAAAGGCTCTTGCTCTTTCAATCTTGTTGTTTCTATCCCTAATTTTCATTAGTTCTTCATACTTTGATGACAGGTCATAATTCTTCCATTTTTCAGCTTGGTAATCAGATGGAATGTCCTTAGCAATATCCTCAACAAAGGCTTTCTTATTGCGAATTTCTCGGTTAATATCTTGCCTACTCTGAAAGTACACACCATTCTCTGATTGAATATCATTAAGAATTTGAAGAATATTCTGTTCATAGTCAACACCTTGTGGAATTTCTCCAAACTGTTCCTTAATCCAATTCATATCCCATTTAAAGTCAATTAAATCAAGGATGGCTCTGTTCTGTTCTTGCTTTGTCATCTGAGTAAACTCTACAGGATTAAGTTGTAGAGGTGTGATAATGGACTTTAGGAAAGTTTCGGGCTTTGTTATTCTGTTACCATTTTCGTTAATGTTAATGGAATCAGCCTTGTTGGTTCTAGCCTTTCTGTCAATAGTTAAACCACTGTCTGTTTCAACAATGATTTCACCTTCATTCTCACCTTCTTTGATAATCCAATCACGATTGGAACGGTTGGTAAGACAATACCTAATGGCATCCAAAACAGATGTCTTACCTGCACCCTTTTGTCCTGTAATTTCAATGCTATTGCCATTAATCTGTTGTTCTGAGATACCAAACAGAGATTTTATTGTAATCTTGGAAGTTTTCATTTTTACTATTCCTTTCACTTATACACTTGACATTTTAGAAATTTTTCTCTAAAATGAAATAAGATTATTCTAATATGTTCCGTAATAGGAACACCTTTCTAGTCACTAAGGAACGGCAATTCCTTAGTGACTTTTTCTTTTGTTTTGGTTCATACTTCTTCACCCTCAACAATGTGTTCAACTTCTTCCGGTTTTGTTCCTAGTGCCTCTTCAAAACACTTTGTCTGAAAATCATCCTTAGTTAAAAACAAGTTTTCCCTACTGTATGCCACCTTGAAATCGTCCATAATATCTGACAATATGCGAGGCAAAACATAGACCATACCAAAGTAGAGAAACGGAAGAAGTAAAAAACCACCATGCTTAGACATTAGATTGATATGTAGCACTAAGGAAACAATGATTGTAACCACTATTGATACTGCCAGTCCTACTGCTTTAATCTTTTCTTTCATCTTCACTCTCCAACTTTCTTAGCAGTCTTGCTATCTGATTTTGGTTTTCCCTAATCATTTCTAGCAAATGCCTTTGTTCGTTCATCACTTCGTTCCAGCTATTCTGTAGCCACTTGGTATTATCTGTGTGAGCCTTATTCAGACAACCTATAACACCTAGAACTAGAAGTACAAATGCTAGAATGATAACTGCAATAGTGAAACTTCCCACTTTTTTCACTTCCTTTCTTTTACCTAATTCAGTAGTGCTGAATCAGGATGGTTATTCACATAGTCAGTCATACCCTGACTTATTCTTGAACATATGCCACTTATGTAGCGTTGTTCTTGTTCTTTGGTCAGATGGTTGGTCTTGTTGCCGTTGTGGTCCTTTTCTGCCCACAACACTTGCTTGCCACCATCATTAACCCATACCCTATAAGCTAACTCTTTTGCCATTTCATCACCTCACTAAAAGTTATGTTGTGCCTTGATTGTCCTATTCTTTTAATTTTTTCACATTTTCAATAAAACTTTTCAAAATTCTTGTAATTTTCATCAAAAAGTTATAAAATGTAAGAGAAATGTTTAAAAGGAAGGAAGATATTATGTCAAAAAATGATATTCCTAATATTGACCCTGTTTCTAATATTCTTAATACTGAACAAGCTAAAAATCTTACTAATCCACCTTGCAAGTCTTTTGGTACTGCTTTAGGAGACCTATGCGATTTATGTTTTGGTGGTCTTCATGAAAAAGCTGAAAAAAGTAGGCTTATCCGTAAAAAGAATCTTGAAGAATTTAAAAAGACCCTAGCCGATAGTGTTGATAATATTCCTGAAGAAAATCAAATAGAACCTAAAGAATCTATCATCTTGCCGGCACTTGATACTTCAAAGTATTACCTTGATGAAAGAGAAATCAGAAACATGTTTGAAAAATTAATTGTGAATTCAATGGATAATCGTATGGCCACTAAAGTTCATCCTTCATTTGCAGAAATTATCAAACAAATGTCACCATTAGATGCTCAAAATCTCAAACTTTTTCAAACTAAAATTCAATATCCTATTCTACAATTAAAAATTGTTGATGATAAAAATCGCAGTAAATTGATTACTTCATACCTATTTATTAGTAATCCAAACTGTGATGATATAGATTTACAAAATGTTTCAATATCATCTCTTAGTAGATTAGGTTTAATAGAAACTATATATAGTGGGCATTTATCAAATGATGATTACTATAAACCATTTTTTGAAACACAATATTACAAATGCTTAAAAGAAGAATTTGATAAAATTAATCACTGCAAAGGAGAAAATAATAAGTTAGCATTCAATAAAGGATATGCACAAATCACTCCACTAGGAGAATCCTTTATTGATGTTTGTCTTTCTCCTTTGCCCAACGAATCAAATCCATAATATTATTTTCATAACTTGTCAAAAAGTCGTCTATTATCTTAAAGAAATGGACGGCTATTATTTTTGCAGTTATAAAACTTGCAATCAGTACAATAACTAATACAAGTAATATTATCCCGACTAGTTCCAAATTCTCACCTACTTTCTGATAAGTCCCAATTATGGGACAGTTGATTTACATTGCTTTATCCCAAATTTATTTGACAAAATACAAAAATATTTGTATTATTGTATTAAATAATTAGAATTTGTGAGGATACTGCAATGGAAAATTTAAGTTTTGATACTAAAGCAAATACAGAAGTTACTCTTGATTTATCTCAAACACAACAATCTATTAATCGTGCTTTGAAAGAGTATTCAGATTTCATAAATACAATTCTTTCTAAAGAATTCAACAAAGTATACAATCGAATTTTTGATAACTTAAGTGTTACTTTGAAAAAGACTTTAGAAGAATTTTCCTGTGAGCTAAATACGAAAGTCCTATTTCCACCTGAAACAATTAAAAACATTCAAGATTCTATTAATGACAGTTTTAAAAGTTTAAATGTTCCGGAAAGTGAAAAGGAAGTTATCATAGACTTTAGTGATCAACAATTAGAAACTTTAGAACAATCCAATATTCCAATTAATGATTATGTAATTCAAGAGAAATCTACTAAAAATAAAAAGTTATTTACAACTAAGATTTTTCTAGGCTTAATTACTCTTATAACTGCGATAATTCAACTTTTTACTGCTTGTGAAGAACACGAGACTGCTAAAATTGAACACGGAACTGCTATAATTAATAGAGATAATGTTAAATCTCAAAATAAGTCACAAGATGACCAAATTGAAAAACTATCTGAAATAACTAAAATGCTTATAGAAAGTTACAATGCAGCTACATCTAAATAACTTATTTTTTATTAACATTAGAAAGAATAGAGCAAAGCAATCTTGTCAAGTTTTGAACTTCTGCTTTAAGAGTTTTGAGTTCTGAACTTTGTAACCAAAAAGTAACAGCAATCATAATCCAACAAAGTGATCTTGCTGATACTTCAATTAATGTTAGAATTTCTCCAACAGTCATATTTTCCACCCCCTCTTTATAACTGGATAGATTTAACTCTATTCAGTTTTTTGTTAGGTTAAAAGTTTAGAAAAACTAAACTTTCGGAGTAAAAAAATATGTGGAAATATCTTCTACCTTTAAATCTAAAATATCTACTGATTTTATAATCTCTGTTTGAGAGAAATCACTAGCATTGTTTAATTTCGCCGATAAAGTGTTATTTGAACAACCTAACTGTTTGGCGAAATAAAAACAAGTTCCACACTTTTCTTTAATCCTACCTTTTAATTTACTATAATTAAATGCAGTTTCATTAGGCATTGTATTCACCTCCCTCATATAATAAAAAATTCGCTCTTTTATTTATGAGCAAATAAATCTGTAAACGAAACATCAGAGAATAAAGAATAAATAGCAAATGCTTCAGATAACCAAAAATCATTTTTGCCAGTCATTTTACTACTAAATGCTCGTTCTGAAATTCCTAATTGTTCGGCAATTTGCTTTTTCTTAATACCTTTTCTAGAAAATTCTGCTTCTAAATTAGGGTAATAGGGTTCTATACTCAACTTATCTCACCTCTTGTTTAGATTTTCTAAACTTAGTATAACCTAAGAAATTTATATTGTCAACATAAAATTTCAATTTTTCTAAACTTTTTCAAAAATTATCTTGATTTTTTCTAAACTATATTATATAATTCAATCAAAGAGGTGATATTTATGGCTGAGTTTTACAAACAACTACTAAAAGCTATGGATATAAAGGGTATTACTCAAAGTGAACTTTGTAATAAAACAAAAATTCCTAAATCTGCAATGAGCCAATATATGTCTGGTAAATTCAAACCAAAACAAACTCGCACATACTTAATTGCAAAGGCATTAAATGTAAATGAAGCTTGGTTAATGGGATTTGAGAATGTACCAATGGAAAGAGGCACACAAGAACCTACCACTCCAAATGCAAACAATATTATTCCCCTACCAAAGACTAAGTTAGTCCCTCTAGTGGGTACTATTGCTTGTGGTGAACCAATTCTCGCTGATGAAAATATTGAGGATTATGTTCCTATGCCAACAGATACTAAAGGCACATTTGCTTTGCGTTGTAAAGGTGATAGTATGATTAATGCTAGAATATTTGATGGTGATATAGTTTTTGTTAGAGAACAACCTGATGTTGAAAATGGGGAAATTGCTGCCGTTCTTATCGGCAATGACGCTACTTTAAAGAAAGTATATAAATACGATAACAGAATAGAACTTCGTCCTGAAAATCCTACCTACAAAGTTATGAATTATGAAGGTCCAGAACTTGAAAAAATCAGAATATTAGGTAAAGCAATTAGTTTTTATAGTAATATAAAATAAAACCTCAACTACCGTTTTGGTACTTGAGGATAAAATATAATATAAAGGAGATTTTAAAAATGATTGATTTTCAAAACGGCACATTTGTTAAACTAAAAATGGTAAACAGATCTGACGGTGTTAACCTAGTACAACCATTACTTATTAATGGTGAGGGTATTATCTCAACTTACAGAGGTATTCGTGATTATGTTATTTTCACTAATAAGAGAATTATCTCTGTTAATGTTCAAGGTATGACCGGTAAAAAGAAAGACTTTACTTCTTTACCATATGCAAAGATTAGTGCTTTTTCTGTTGAAACTGCAGGTCATTTTGACCTTGATAGTGAATTGGAACTATGGTTCAGTGGTTTAGGCAAGGTTAAGTTTGAATTTTCAGGTAATTCAAACATTGTTGAGATTGGACAAATTATTGGTTCTTTTGCCCTTAACTAATAATCCGTATGACCGAACAAGTCGTTCTGTCAGATTAAGGGAGTAGCAAAATGCGACTCCCTAACAAAAGAAAAAGCACTACCTTGATGGGAACAAGATAGTGCTTATATGAAAGTAAAGAGTGGTTGTTTCACTTTCAAAATTATTATAATACATTTTGGCATTAATTGTCAATATATGGGAGTAGGAACATGAGTAAAGAACTTGATTTTTTAAAATATCTTGAAAAGCATATCAGTATTCCAGAACATGATAATAGCAATTTCTGGATGATTCGTACATATCAAAACAAATTTTTTGATGAGTTTGTACAAGACCAGTATGTTGCTATTGGATGGAATTATATAACTGAAAGTAATATAGGATACACATCAGAAGAACAAGCAAAAGAACTAAAGAAATTTATCGAAGATACTTACAAAGAAAAAAGACCCCAAGCTGTATTAAATAAATGTAACAGATTTATCAATGAAATAAAAGTTGGTGATATAGCAGTTATTATGGGATCTCATATCATAGCTTTTGCTACCTTAGGTGAATATTATGAAGATAATACGGTACACACCACATTAGAAAAAGAAATTGATTTCTTTGATAGTGAAAGTAATGAAAATAGTATCTTATGTCCGTATAAGAAAAGAAGAAAAATAAAAGTAATTAAAATATTACCTGTTGAAAAAGTTTCACCTTATTTACTAACCAGTATTCAAACTAATCACCATAGTTTAAGTTCACTTAATAATTCTGCTGAATTGATTTTAAGTGCATGCTTTGATGTCTTTAAATATGATGGAAAATTCACTTGTACTTTTAGGGTGCAACAAGAAAAAGATATTGATTCTTATGACTATTCTTCTTTTGTATATAACATAAGTAAGTTTTATAGAATGATATATCCTAACGAAAAGATTATCATTAAAACGAATGTTCATTCTGCCGGTAATATAATCTTTCAATTAATTGACACTTTGGGTGACAATTTTTTATCTTTAATATTTATATACATAATGATATTTGGTGGCAAAATTAAAGACTTTCAAATACCATCAGTGGTATCAGTAATCAAAATTTTTATAGACAGAAAATATAACAAAAGACTAAAAGAGCTTGATATTGAAAGTAAAGAGTATGACAATGAACTTAAAAAAGTTGAAGTTGAAAAAGCAAAACTTGAATTAAAAAAAGCTAAAGAAAGTCAAATTGAAAACATTACTAATGAAATACAAACTGCATCAAAAAATTTAGAAATCAAACCTATTGATACTAATATCATAGATATAACTAATTTCAGGACAGAAAATGGGGATAAAAAGGACGGTAATATTTGATTTCAAAACAAATAATCAAAGGAATATATAATAATTCCCACCAATCAATTATTCTGTGTCCATATATTATTTTGGTAATATAAAAAGTTGTATTTAGTAGTAATGAGTAAACCACTAAGAAGAAGAAAATATAGGAGAATATAGAATACAAAACTTTTATTATTTTATACTTCATTTTATACACCTCCTATATTTAATTATAATAGTTCAATTAAATAATTACTATGCAATTCTTATTTTTATCACAGAAGGAGGAATTTTAATGTCTTTTTCTTACAACCTTAGAGCATATAGGCTAAAGAACAAACTAACTCAAGTTGAGTTAGGAAGTATGTTGCATTTAAGCAGAAGTGCAATATCAAATTACGAACAAGGGAAAATGGAACCATCCATAGACACCATTATCAACATTTCAGAGATTTTCAAGGTATCTACTGATGAACTACTAAAGAGTTAAAGGTGATAAAATGAGCCAGTGCGTTTTAGTAGCTGGTTTAGATGGTACAGGCAAGTCAAGTTTAAGAGGTGTACTAGAAGGTCAGAATGTTCTTCTAGGTCACATTATTGATGCAGATGTTATTGCAAAAGAAAACAACTTTGATAACATTAAGGCAGGTAAAAAGGCAATAGAAGAAATAGACTACTGCCTAGATAACAATATTTCTTTCACACAAGAAACTACTCTTGCCGGTCATAGAACTGTACGAACCATTAAACAAGCTAGAAAGCAAGGCTACTATGTTACAATGTACTATGTTGGTCTTAATTCAATGGAAGAAAGCATAAACCGTATTGCTAACAGAGTTAGAAAGGGTGGTCACAACATTCCTTCTGATGATGTTAAACGCAGATTTGACAGAAGAATTAAGTCACTTGGCTCTGTACTTCCACTTTGTGATGAAGTTATCTTTTATGATAACGAAAACGGCTTTGTGAAAGTAGCCGAAATCAAAAATAATAAATTCCAATATTCCAACGGTTATAAACCACAATGGATTGTGGACTATAAAAAAGCACTTAATTTATAA